GAATAGGATTGCCCAACTTCCAGTTGTTGAGGGGTTATAGGGGAACCAAGTTGGAAAGCCGCTAAAGCCCCCGTAACATCGTTGGTAGCGGGCTGAAGAGTGAAGTTTTGCGCCACAACCCAAACAAATGCCCCAGGGCGCTGATCGAGGGGAATAATCGAAGCTGGATCGGGAACAAACTCATCGAGTGCGTAATCGTACAGAATAATTTCAGGGTCGTAAATACCTCCCGAGGTAACTTCTTGGTAGGAATTTCCTACAACCCAGGGGGAGTAGGCTTTGGCTGAGGATACTTTTCCTTTCGTAATTAACGTTGGGATCTCGTTCTGCGACCCGATTGTCAGGTTTTCGTTGATAATGTGAAGTTGACCGTCACCGTTTACCGAAGGGTCCCAGTAACAAACTTGGCCCTGAAGGTAATCACCTGGGACTAGAAACTCAATCTGCTGGAGAACCAGGTTCCCGTAAATCGTTTGATCTTTCTTTGTCGCGGAATAGGGAGTGAAGTCGGTAAGGACCGGATAATAGATCGGAACCGGTAGGGTGGTTTCTACAAGATCGTTAACTGTTAGTAGGTCTCCGGTCGGCTCAAAAGTATAAACGTTGGTGTAGGTGGCGGCGCCTGCCTCAAGGAGAGGAGGCGTGTTGTAAGCCGACGTGAACTCGATATGCGGATCAATGAAACGTGTTGAGGAGTCAAACGTGGAGTAAAATGCTGCGTCAACGTCACTGACCGTCGGATTTGTTGTGGAGGGAAACACATTGCCTGGCTGCAGGATCTCAAACAGACGGTCTCGAAAGTTAAGGGATGAGTCCTTAAGGTTAACCCCGAAGCTTCCGTTGGCATCTACCTCAACAGTTAAGTTATACTGAACTTGGCTGAGTGTGATGGGGTACAAGTGTCCCTGGTTCTCGACTGGAACGGAATAGTTGACTACGTTTTGCCCACGCTCAAGTTGTGCAGGGTTGAGTTCAACACCGCCGGGGCCTAGCACGAAAAACGAAACTTGCCCGTTGGCCTTAAGGTAGTCTGTAACATAGTTGTAGGTGCCTTGGTTTGGCCGATTCGGTTGAACCGAAGTCTGCGTGCCAACACCGTAAAAATCCGTAAAGAAATCTTGCCAATCCTCGGCACTGACTGGATTTCGACGGCGAATTAGCGTAAAGAATCGTTCCTGAACCTCAGGGTATGTCTCAACGTCGCTGCCACCGGTGGCTGGGAGAGGATTAATTACGGTGAGTCCGTTGATCTGAGTTGCGGAAACCCCTGTGATCGAGTTTGCAGGCGAGTTATAAATGGATCCTACAAACTGTGAGGAGACGGAGGCGTATCCAATCGACTCGCCAGGAGGTATGATAACTTCTGAGTCAGTAACGAAAGTAAAAGTCTCGCCTCCAGTTAAGTTGGAGTCAGTCGTGAAAGCGGTCCCAGCCGGAATAGCTGTAGGGGTGTCTGAAGGAGGGATCGTAAGAGTTAGGCGGGCGACAGAAGGAGTACCAAGACGCCGCATCGCCCCAAGAAAAGGGCCGAGCCACTCAATAAGGATGGATTGAGGGAGTTGGTTCGCGCGAAAAAGAAACTCCCCCTGTGCAAAAACCATCCCTTCCAGTAACGCTGCAAGAGGGTTACCGGCTGAAAAGTCATTTAGAGTTTGACCGGAGGCCTCGTAAACTCGCTGAGCTGCTTGCTGCACGAGTTGTGCTTCGTTCCTGGGGTCAATATTAACGGACGGTAAAGGTGCGTAACGGGCCATTTTTTAGTACCTTACGCTGGGCAGATGACGTCGGAGTTACCCCCGCCAACACTGTAGTTTTGGCAAGCTGGGTTCGAGGAGGATTCGTATATACCGTTGTCAATCTCGAGGTCGTCAAACAAAGACTGAACCCAAGTTTCTAAGACTTCTTTCGTGATGATGTCAGCAGCAACTAATGCGGCAAACTTCTGAGCAGGCGTGGGGACAGGTACGCCCGACGCATAGTTGAACTTGTCGTTGGTGGTATAGCTGCGAGGTGCGTTGGCGCGAACGTTCGCGGGGTTGCCTACGACTAAGGGGTCGTAACCGAAGTTCCACATTCCGGAGACTACCTTGTCTCCGCTGATGGGAGCGCCACTAACAAGCAATCCGGTGGCGTCAAGTTCGGGCTGGTTGGTGCCAAGTGTGGTGTAAGCGGAGTCCAGGCCGTTTGGACCCGTGCGCACGAGCGAATTCAGACCGAGCGGCGGGTAGTGATGGTCGATATCTTGACCGTCAAAATATATCTGTTGAAAACCATTAAGAAATTGGGATGTGACTATGACGCCACTTGAAAACGTTGTCTTCATTTTTGTTCCAGCAGATCGTCACAATGCGTTATTTGCTTTTACCCTTACCTGAGACCCAAGGAGCAGGTAACGGTGTCTTTGACCGTTTACGGATAATGTTGCCATAATCATCGTGGTGGTGGTACCATGCCATCCCTTTATTGCGAGGTCCCTGAACTGTTCCCCCCAGACGAGATGTCTCTTTGAGTTTACCAGAGTCTCGAGTAACTGCACCACCTATTTTGCCACCTTGGCTACAAGTTTCAAAGGTTTTTACACCGGGAGAGTGGATTCCTAACCCTAAGTCTCTAGCTAAGGCGCCCCCTGCTCTACCGTTTGCTTCCCTCTCCTCTGGCGTTAACCCATATATACCGACACCTTTCTCCCGGATGACTTCCGTACCTCTTTGACCACCAAGTACCTTGGCTTCGCGAGGTTGATTTTTTACGCCTTTCTTTCCCGCCTCCACTTGGGCGTTTCCAATTCGGTTACTTTCGGCCCACCAGGTCTCTCCCCCAAACTCACACACAATCCACTTGTCTTCAATCAAAAACTCCCCAATGTCGCCAAAAGTAACCGGTGCAGGGTGCTCGCATACTCGATAAGGTACGAACCTATTATTCTTACGTTTATTGTAAGACTCTTCCGCAATAATCTCGTTGTAATCGTTACCGGTTAAACCGGATACGAGATGGCTTTTCTTGGGGTCAATGTGTTCTAAGTTGAGCATATTACTACGTAATTTTGCTCCATTATAGTGCTAGTCTAGAGCAGTAAACTCCCTACAAAAAGACCCCCGCCGAAGCAAGGGTCCTTAAGGTATTGAACGGTAATCCCGGCGGGATTACGTTCTTTCCCAGTAGTTTACCGTTAGTTCAATTTCGATAGTCTGAACATCGCCGCTCTCACGGTCAACGTCAGCAGTCGTGATCGAAACAAACTGGCACTCGTAGCAGATGTACTGGCCACTTGTGGTTGCGAAACCAGAGAATGCTTGCTGGTAGCTACCGTCGCAAGAGGTCGGGGTCACAGTTACAGTGATCGGATTACAGTTGTAATCCAGCCAAAACTGCTCGAGGGACTTAAAGATAGTAGGGTCGTACGGTGCGGTCAACGTGATGTTGTCGGCGGTACGAGGTCCCACAATGTGGTACAGGCGGTTGCCTGTGCCGTTAGCGTAGGTGCTGCTATCTGAGGAATCATTGATTCCGCTGAACTGAGTAAAAACCGAAACAAAAGTCGCGGCGGGCGCTCCAGCATTGGAGAGCGCGGTGAAGCTCACTTCGTATTGAGCTTTTGTTAACGGACGGAGAATAGCCATGATAACACCTCTTTAGTATCCTATATCAGGACAGAATGTCGGTGATCATCGCGCCGGAACCGATAAGACCAGTAGCACCGAGGCCAACCAGGTTGACAACACGCTCGACAGTAATCTCAGCGCGGACAACGCGACGCTCACGGATGTAGTACTCAGGACGAACGGCAGGGGTGCCGGTCAGCTGGTAGGTGTAAGCGAAAGCGGGGGTGGCAGCATTAGCACCACCGGCAGGCATCACAGAATCGGAAGGACCGTTGGGGCTATAGAACAGCAGAATTCCATTCTCAGGGAACACGGGCTGCAGGCTACCGTCGGTGGCCAGATAACGACCCTCAGCCACGCGCAGACCGCGCTCGAGACCGAAGTAGCGGGCAAGCATGTCGGTGTCGATGCTGTCGGCGGTAGTGTACTTGATACGCTCAAGGATCGCCTGGTTGGTCAGCAGCTGGTCAAATACGGCAGTACCAACAACCATCGAGTTAGGACGGATACCGATCTGGTTAGCGACGGAACGCTTCAGGGTCAGAACGTCTTCGATCGGGTTGGAGGTAAGGGAGGACCAAGCCGAGGGGCCGGAGGCGGCACCGTAGGCGGTGTTAAAGGTTGTCCAGGTAGTGAAGCCCAGGCCGTCTTGAGCACCAGCACCGGTGTTCGGCTCGTAGGGGTTGTAAGTACCGGTTACGGTAACAGCCTGAGATACGGTGTACTCATAGGCGTTCATCAGGCGGCTCATGGCGTTGCGAGTTTCGATCGCACGCAGGTCTACCTGAGCGGGGCCTTCGCCAGCGTTCTCAATGACTTCTTCGGGCAGTTCCCAAGCCACCACTTCTTGCTCGAGAGCATAAGGCTCCGAGTCATAACGTGATTGCACGTAGGGGATGTTGGTGCCATATGCACGGCGGAAGTCGTTGATGGCGAACTGCTCTTTGCCGAAGCGCAGAATGCGGCCAGCACGAGTCGGGGTA